CGGATATAAAGATTCAACAAAGAATCCGACAAATCCACCGCATCTAAATCCGTAATGTCACGAACAGCCTGACGAATATCGGCTGCCGTCATAGTATTATACGCCATCAGAAACCTCCGCCAACGCTACGGTTTCCTGCTTAGCCAAACGACGACCATGCCCAGCACAATAGTCAGAACCCTTAGTACGAAAACCCTCGCAAGAATCATTCTCGGCAGAACACTTATTACCCCGACCCAAATAAGGACCAGACGGTGCAGCCAAACTAGAACCAGCCATTTGACCAGCAGGCAGCGTCCCATACACGGGAACACCATAAAGGGCATGGGAAGGAACAGAACCGATAATACTCATACCAATAAGGACTTTGTTCTAATTACTTCTTTTTAAGAAGAAAATCAATCAAATTCTGCTGTGCAACCTTTTTTTGCTTAGGACTTTTAGCAGCATCAACAGCCTTGCGTAACTCCCCAGCCTGAACAGACGGACCCTTTTTAAGGGCTGTCAATCGTTCAGCATCCTTGGCTTTACGGATAGCCTCACGCTCAGAATAAGTCAAAGCAGACTTGGGCACCTTTTGTCCACGCCCCATTAACTCCCTGTCAGACTTTATAATACCTTTAGTCTTATCCGCCTCATAAGACCCCTTGGAGGGCTTAGGAGGGCGCATACTAGCCTTAGGGGGTACAGCAACAATAGAACCTTTAACATCAACAGGTTTAGCATCAGTCTTGGGCTTGGACAACGGTTTGGAATCAGTGCCACTAGCAATTTTTATAGACCGACGACCCTGACGCTCCGCTTCACGAATTTCAGCAGCAGTCTTGGGAAGAGTGCGACCCTTGAGGGACGGTGCCCGTGGAGGACGAGCAGGCGTTGACAAAACCGTTTTAGGTTTAGTGGGTCTTGGCGGTGCAGGTTCAGGTTTTAGTGTGCCACTAGGCAATGCTTCCCCAATTTTTTTGGGTTTAACAGGCGCAGTTGGTTTTGCTTTAGGGAAAACAGAAGTAGGAAAGTCAGCATATTTTGTGGAGTTAGCCACTTCAGAAAATGACCTTAACGACTTTGGCATTGATTCTACTTGACGGGTGCCGATTTTGCGTGCAGTCGGTGCTTGGTTCTTAAACACTTTAGCAATCAATTTAGCCAAGTCTTTAGGGACGGGAACTTTAAGATTTGGTTTCTTAGCCATAATTACTTGCCTTTAGGTTTAGTTTTAGATTTAGGAGTAGCAACAACATTCTTCTTGCCTTTACCTTTGGTTACAGAGTTAACGACGGGGGCAAGTTTTCCTACACCTTTAGAAACAGCAGCATCAGTAGCCAACGCAGCACCAATACCAGTACCAGTTTTGGCTATACCACGAACACCTTTAGCAACCTTGCCGCCCTTGACAGCCATGTCAATGCCTTTATAAAGTTTCCCGTAAGGAACCACATAAGAAGCAACATTGCCGACAACACCAGCAACATCCTTTTTGGAACCTTTACCTGAAACAATTTTGGCTAGTTCCTTACTAGACAAAAAGTTTTCAGCAATACCTTTACCAACTTTGTTTTGGTTTTTAGGTTGTGAAATCCAGTTAGCGGCTTTATAGACACCCTTGCCAACTTTGGCTGTGTCAGAAACCACACCACCAATAATGTCACGCAAACCTTTGGGTTTTTTTGCCATTATCGGAAACCAGTACGGTCCTGAAATTCACGCAACACCTTGCGGGCTTCACGCCTAGCCTCTGCAGTTTTTGCATCAGTAACAGCCTTCTTCAAGTCAACATTCTTTTGACCATCAGTACGGGTACGCTTGGCAACACCTTTGTTGATACCAGTAGATTCTCTACCTGCAGCAGCAGCAGCATCCTTGGGAATATACTTTACACGACCTGTAGTTGACTCATAACGACCAGTGGCTCGTTTAGCCATAACTTCACCACGACCAATTTGCTTACCATAAGAAGTAATAATTTTGTCGTTTTTTGCTTTTTGAACAAAAGCCTCACCCAGTTTAGTGTTTTCTTTTTTAGATTTGGTGTTTTTCTTTACACCATCTTTAGATGCTTTAGAAGGTGAACCGTCCCAGTTTTTTCCAGCCTTTTTCATGTCCGCCATGTGTTTCTTGGACATAACATCGGTCAACTTCATATCCGCACGCTTAGCAGCCGACTTGTCAACCTGAGCCAAGCCACGGCGACCCGCTTTGCGGATAGCAGTAGCATTACGAACATTAGGGCTATTGGAAAGAATACCGCCCGCTTTGTTTTCAATAGTGGTCAAAATACGCTTAGCCTGTTTTGACTTGCTTCCACCCTGCATGAGTGCCTTTTTAAGCATACGACCCAAATCATCACTGATTGGTCCGAGAGAGATTGCTGGTTTCTTAGCCATTTTATTTTGCCGTCCTTGCGGTTTTGATTGAAATATTTGCTGTACCACTAGTATATGATGTCATTTCCACACGAAAAAACTCTATATGTGCTTCATGTGAGAAAATTCCATTAACGGTAGTGGTTGCCTGCTGGTCATAATTGTTTGCACGACCAAGGGACTGCATGCACCAAGGCAAATAATTTGTTCCATCCATAGAACCACTAAGAGAGATGGTTCCTACCCATGTTCCAGAAACCTGAACCGCAACAGTATCGGCGTCCGCAATTCCATATTCTACTTTTGCGTTTAATGCGCCCAATGTTCCTGTTGTAGTTCCTACAGTCATTTTACTTTGTCCTAGCCTATATTGTTATAATGTTTATGTGAAACAAGACAATGGGGGGACACACAATGTGTGACCCCCCATAATGCCCCGTATAATTACGCTGTTTTAGCGGTCAACTTACCCTGACGCTTACGGTTACGAACCGTGAGGTTTCCGTAGCACAAGATAAGTGCATAACGGGCATCCATGTTTTCAGGGCGAACAAACGCCGTGTTTTCAAACCACTTACCAGAATGACCGACAAGTGAAAGGTACTTTGAGTTGATGAAGAACATTGTGCCAGCAGGCGCATGAACATCAAAAGTTACAGGAGCAGACTTGAAAAGCAGGTTCTGGAAACCAGCATCTGCAGTCTTTGTGTCTGTGTAACGCAGTTGTGGCTGCAGAAGTGACTCATACTTTTCAAACAATGTCTGTGTAGTAAGGACCATATCTGGATGGTCGTTACCAACAGAAACGCTGTTGTAAGCAGTAGCCATTTGTCCAAGTGTCAAAGCACCAGCAGTGTTTTCCTCGTATGAACGCCAGTATTCGTTACCAGCAGTAGCCGAGTTAATTCCACCAACAGTGTTGCCTGTTTCAATCAAGTTTCCAAGACCGTTCCATGCGTTAGAAGCAGAACCGTCAGCAAAGAACATCTGGTTGAAACCTTCACGCATTGACTCTTCAGCCTGCATGATTTTGGCTTCCAGCAAGTTAATAACTTCCTGTTCTCCGTTGTTCTTGGCTTCTTCAATACCAGAAATAGCGATTGAAGCAGCGTACTGCTTCCAATCAAATTCTGCTGCTGAAATACCAGTCTGAGGTGTAAGTGAAATGGTGTCGTAGCCAGAATATGCAGCAACAGTGGTGTTCAAACCATGAACCAAAGGTTCAACGATTTTAGAACCGCCGTTAAGCATGCGGATACGACCCTTATTCATAAGGTGGTAGGTCAACGGACGAGCCGAAAACACATTGTCTGTGAGTTGGTCACGATAGTTGGCGAGTGTAGTAGTTAGAATTGCATCAAAGTTCGGGTTAGACATGATTTAATTTTCCTTAATTTTAGTTTGCTAATAGTTGTCGTTTGGCGGCAGCCCAAGCATCAGACACGCTGTTAATAGAAGTAGCAGAATCATCCGTGGTACTAGCAGTGGCAGAACTGCCACCAGAAATAACACTCGCATCACGCTTAGCCTGCACAACTTCAGATTCCTTTAGTTGCGACTGGGCAGCAGCCTGAGACTGTAATTCTCTTTGGTTCATAATAACATCAAAAGCCATTTGCTTATATGTTGCTTCCAAATCAGTTGAACCACTGCGAATCGCAGCCTGAACAACTTGGTTTGTATCAAAATCCTCATACTTAGCCTGCAAACGAGAAATCTCTTTCTCAATCTGCTGCTGGGACTGTTGCTCCTCAAACTGTGCAAGCCGTTTATCAAGTTGGGACATTCTTGCATCTACAGGGTCCATATCCTCATCATATGAGTCAACCATTTCCTGTGCTTGCGCTTCAGAAATGCCGTAATGGTTCCGTAATAGATTTAAAGTTCCAGCAGGGTCATTCTCCAGAGCAGTCTGTAGCGTAGCAGCAAACTGTAAAGCCTGCCTTTGTTCCGCTAGTTCCTGTGTCTTTTGAGTATAATCTGCTTGTCGCTGATAACCAGCAATAGCCTCAGTAAAAGAAACATCTCGTTCCTCGCCATTTAGTTTAACTGGTACTCTATAATCAGAATATTCGTTAGGGTCTAAATATTGCTTTTCTGTGGTTGTGATTTCCTCACTGGAATCAGTTGACCCTATTGTGGGTTCTGCATCAGGTGTGGGTGCGAAAGTATCGCTCATTTTTTTCTCCTAGAGTCCAAAGGTTGCTCTACATATGGGATACCCGTTCCTTTTTGGAACGGGTATCACTCTGGTATCACTGTTGTGGAGGCTGTTGTGCCATCATGGCAGCAATTTCAGGAGGCAAACCCTGTGGTGGACCACCTTCAGGAGGCATACCACCCTCTGGTTGTCCCTGCATCGCTGGGTCCATAGGAGGAGGAGGCACGGACAAGAACTTCTCTGGGTTCTTAACATTAAAGCCATCACGCAACACATGAGCAGCAAGTTCTTGCATGTTGACAATACCAGAAGCAGCAAATGGGGTCATAGCGTCAACAAGTTGCAAAGCACCTTGGCGACGAACAGCCTCATTATTAGGTTTCGTAGAACCACCGACAACATCAAAGTCAAAGTCGCCCTCAAGGTAGTCACGGTCAAACTGAATCCACGCAGGTTCACCATCTTTACCAGTCACACGAACAACCTGCTCACCAGTCATGTACTGCTGAGCCAACATAAGCATATTCTTAGCAACCTTAGAGATAGCCATTTCAATAATAGCCAACTTGTCTGCTGTACGGGCATTGGCAGCATCCGTAATGGCTGAAACCTCGGTAGCGGTACGGCGAATCTCAGGAAGTCCACCAGTCATAAACTCAGGCAAACCAGTAATACGGTCAATGTCGCTAGAAATCAGTTGTGACTGGTTATAAAACTCTGGAGGGCTAATAACCGCAGGGAAAGCAACTACCACACCACCCAATGGCTCATCAGACGACACTGGAACCATAACATTGTCCTCGTCAGACTCCAACGCTGTACGACCAAACTGGTCAAACGCTGATTCCTTATAGAGATACTTACGGCTGAAACGCTTACGATGGTTCATCATTTGCGAACGAGTCTCGTTCAACTCACGCTGAAGTGGTTCAATCTGTTCCAAGTCACCAATAGGGTAGAAACAGTCAGGAACATCAAAGTTACGAACCATAACAAACGGATGCCCAAAAGCATACGGAATCTTAGTAGGCTTTATGAGGAAGTTTTCTCCACCGATAGCAAACACACTTAGGGTGCGGTCCACAATATTATAGTATTCCCAAATTTCGGCATAACCATAATTTTTGTCGTACACCTTACGAGAAGATGGGTCCTCAGAATAACGAGACACAGCCATAACCTCAACATCGTCCCGTGCAGCCTTGTTATAACGCTTATCTGACTTTACATCAGCAATAGGACGGCGGATACGCTGAGCAATCCACTTCATATCATGCATGCTGGTAGCATCCGAGTCCACAAACACATCAAACGGCGAAACACGCTCAGCAAACGGTGAATCCTGAAGAATAATAGTGTTTGGCTGTACTTCTCCACCTGATTGTGGGTCGTTGTCGTCGCCTTCTTCGCCAATGGCTGCTTCTTCAACAAAACGATAGCCAGTTTTAATCCATCCATGACCACAAATCAGTAGGTCTTTAACTGCACGGCGGAATTCTTCTTTAATGTCACGATGTTTCCACCAGTAGTTAACTACCGCCTCGGCAATGACTGCCTGAGCAGCATTGTCGGGGCTTACAGCATTAACCGTAATCTTAGGGTAGTTAACAGCAATGGCAGGGGCAATAACATTGATGGTTGAAAACGAAATGTTAATTAACATTCTATCTTCATTGCTGTACTGGTCGTAATGTTTACCTTTATATAGGTCAACAAGACGACGCCAGACAGCGTCGTACC